GACGCCACCGGCACCGCGGCCAGCAGGATCTCGGTCGGCGCCTCATCTGTGCGGATGGTCTGCGCGATGGTCTGGCGGCCGAAGACGCGGTTGCAGTAGCGCGCGATCTGGTCCGAGGCCTGGTCGAGCAGCGCGCCCAGGGCTTCATCCGACTTGCCGGCCGCCTCGTCGCCAAGCTCGGCCCGCAGGGCGGCAACCGTCGCCAGCCGAGCCGCGGCGGGGCCAGCAACGATCTCGACCAGGGAGCGGTACATCAGGCCCTCGCGGCGGCGATTTCGTCGGCGATCTCGACGTGCGGAAACTCGATCACGGCACTGTCCGGCGTCGCGTTGACGACCTCGGCCCCGATCCGGCGGGCGGCGCGGTGCCAGCCATCGAACGACGGCAGGAATTCGCGGATGTAGAGCGCCGGATCGTCCGGTCCGCGCTTGTAGCGGTCATGGTAGTGGCTGGCACCGTCGGCGGACGGGCGGCAATCGAAGCCGAGCAGCACGACGCGCGCGGCGCCCATCGTGATCGCCAGGCTGATCGCGACATGACCGCTTGATCGGCCGGACCTGATCACCGGCGAGCCCGGCGGCGCGAAATCGGGCCGGTGAACCTGGTCGATGCGGAACAGGCGGTCCGGCATCTGGCCCTTGGCGCGGCGCGAGGCGGTATAGATCCGGCCCGGCCACCGCTGCACCAGGGCCGCGTTGTCGTCGAAGATGTTGGGGTCGATGAAGAACCAGTCCGGCGCCGGCGCCAGATGCTCGACATCATGGGCGGCGACGTTCGTTGCCAACACGCGGAGGCCGGCGAGGCTGTTGAAATCGAAGCCCTTCAGCGACGGTCCGCCACCGATGACGAACACGGTCTGGCCGGCATACAGCGGTTCCGGCGTCCAGAACTCGCGTTCCCGGGTTGCCTTCATTGCCCGATACCGAGATGACGCAGAGCCCAAGCGGCCATGAACCGCTTCCTGACGCCGCGGAAATGCGCGACGGTCGGCGGCCCGGCCGGGTCGGTTTCGTCGTCCGGCGCCCAGTTATGGGCCTCGCAGCGGACGCGGCGGACGTCGAGCGGCGACGCCTTGATGGCGCCATAAAGCGCGGTCTGATCGTCACCCCATTCGACGGGGTTGGTCGCGACCGCGGCGGCCCAGACCGGCGCTGCCGTCGGACCATCGGCACACCAGATCGCGCCGGTGTTCATCTCGCAGTCCCCAAACGGGCCGATGGTGATCGTCAGGTCGCCAGCCAGGACCGGCCGAGGATCAGCCGTTAGCAGGCAATCCGCGCCCACCAACAGGACTGGGCCCGGGGTCGCGGCCAAGAACTGCCGCTGGCCGTCAAGCAGCGCCTGCATCAGGTTGACCGGCAGGTCGAAGACCGCGGTGTCGAGGCCGGGCCGCTCGGCATCGCTGATCACGACGTGACGGAGGCCGAAGCGGCGGCAGGATTCGTCCAGCAGATGCAGCAAGGCGTCATAGTCGCAGCCCGGCCATTTTTCGAAGCGGGGCGCGAAGAACGAGGCGACGATCATCGGTCAGGCGATCCGGCAGGCGGCATGGGCCACGGATCGAAATCGATGCGGATCGGCTCCCCGAGCGGCTTGCCGTCGTATTTCCATTGCCACGAATAGCCATCGCCGTGGTCGGTGATGATGGCACCCACGGTGGGGAAGCCACCGTCGCAGCGCCAAGATCGCTGGATCTGGTTCGGCAGCCACGCCGGGAACGGGCCGGTGACGTACAGCAGTCCGGAGCCCACTCGATCGTTACGGAAATCGCCCGCGACACACCCGTCGGGCAGCCTCAGATTGGGGTTGGTACCGAATTCCTCGTGGATTCGGAGACGGACGGTCTTCTGGACCATCGCGGCGTCCGTCCGCGAGCAGTTCAGCGTCGCGGCCCCCTCGGCAATCGCGACACCCAGCGCGCCGGCGCAACGCTCGACCGCATCCGGCCGGCCATCAACCGGCCGCGCGACCGGCCCCTTGACCATGGCGGCCGGGGCGACGTCGCGGGTGACCACGGCGCCCATGGCTATCGTGGCGCCATCGCCGACGGTGATGCCAGGCCGCAGGCAGGCGCCGGCACCGACGACGACGTCCGATCCGATGCGGACCGGCGTGACGCCCTTCCACTTGTAGCCGCGCGGCCGGTCGTCGTTGACGGCCAGGGCGCGGACCGAAATGAAGCAGCGGTCACCGACGACCGTGCCGCCGGAGAGATGCGCATAGTCCATGATCTGGCAGTCATCGCCGATGATGACGTCGTAGCCGATCTGGACACCGATGCCGATGACGCAGCGCGCACCGATGCGGGCGCCTTCGCGGATTTGGGCGTTCGGGCAGATCACGGTGCCATCCTCGATGACGGCGCCGGCGTAGATGATCGCATGGGGCCCGATGATGGTATGAGCGCCGAGCCACGGCAGCGGCTGCGCCTTGACCTCGCGCGCGAAAGCGCCGCTCTGCAGCGGCTGCAGGCCGACGACGGCGGTGCGGTGAACCCGCGCGCCGTTTCCAAGATGCTCCCAGAGATTGGCGCTATTCATGAACGGCGTCAGCGGATGAGGATCGGCGCGGCCCATGCTGTCGGACATGGCGGCGGCTCAGGCGACGGTTTCGATGGTGGTGATGTCACCATCCGCCGGATGCGATGTCATCGCGACCTCTCCCCGCTGGCCCAGATTCTCCAGGAACAACTCGGCATCGGCCTTCGACATCGGGCCGGGCGTCAGCACCTTTTCGCCATTGACGACGTTCCAGAGGCCCTTGCGGGCATGGACCAGGCGAGCACCGGACGCGCCGGTTTCGGCTGCACCTTCGGCCGGAGCCTCGCCCTTGGCGGCGGCGATCCTGGCCGGGTCAGTGGTGCCGGCGCCGCGGCGGATCCAGCGGTCGACGGAATCGGAGGGCAGGTCATAGACGCGACCGGCAACGAACTTGGTCTCCTTGTCGGTGCCCTTGTGCTGGTCGGCAACGATGCGGGTCGATGTGAACAGGATCTCGGGCATGTATTCCTCCAAGGAAAAGCCGCCGGCTTGCGGGCCGGCGGCGTCTGGTCAGTCGATGATGGCGGACGGCAGCGTGCCGGACTGGTAGGCCGGTTCGTGCAGCAGGTAGATCGCGGTGCCGATCTGAGTGGCGGTGCCGGTGTCGCCGACCGATGCCTGGATGCAGTCGTAACCGTTGTCGACGTCGAGGTCTTCGGCCTTGATGTCGATCACCCAGAGCTTCTGGCATTCGCCGGCGGTGTCCGAGGTGTAGGTGTTGCCCGCGGCCTGGGAAACGGTGGTGAACGTGCCGACGGCGGTCAGGGCCGAGGCCTGCTTGACGTCGATCCGGGTGAAGTTCAGCGCCTTGCTCGGCGAGCCGGTGACCGACGTCGACTGCAGGACGGTGATCGTCGGATCCTGCGACGCGGCGCCGACGCCGGCCAAGAAGACGATAGCGCAGCGGCGATAATTCTTCATGCTGACCCAGTCGCCGTTGTTGGCGCCGGTGCCGAGCGCGACAGGCATGATCGCCGGGACGATCTGCAGCTTCTCGCAGATATGCTGGTTCATTGGGGGAATCCTTCCGAGGGACGCAGCGCCTCATGGCGCAAAGGGGATGGCGGGGCCGGAGCCCCGCCCGCGATCAGCTGCGCTCGTCGAGGGTGACGAAGCAGGACAGCGTGTTGGTGCCGTTCTCCGGCGTGATGGTCGAGCCCCACCAGGGCCGGCCGTCGACGCGGAAGATGAACCGGAACGCCTGCAGCGCCTGGTCGAAGTAGAGATGCATCGACACGTCGGTGCGGATGTTCTCGCCGGCCTTGGTCAGGGCCATGTACTGGGACATGTCGGCCAGGATGATGTCGCCCTTGTCGCCCAGGGTCGAACAGGCGGTGACCGGGACAACCGGCCGCCCGAACAGCGTGGCGTAGGGCGAGCCGGAGACGCCGTTGGCCGGCAGGTAGACCGGAACCTTCGACGTCGCCGACGGGTCGAACGCCATGCCGTTGAGCTGAGACTCGATGTCCTGGTTGATCAGCCAGACGGCATTGCGGCGGCACGGGGCGTACATCCGCGACCACATCTTGTTGACGTTCGCGAAACGGACGGTGTCGGCCGGCTGCGACGTTTCCTTGGCGACGGAGACCAGGCAGCCGGAATTGAGAATGCCCAGCGGCTGGCCGGCGCCGGTGCCGCGGATCAGCGCGGTGTTGGTCTTGGACTGGATCTTGAGCGGCGCCTTGGAGCGCAGCCAGGATTCCAGGCCCGGCGCATCGCTCAGCAGTTCCTCGCTGACCGGGACCAGCGCGAACAGCTTGTTGAGGCGATAGGTCGCCATTTCCAGCGCCGGCTTCGACCCGGTGGCCTGGGCGCCCTCGGCTTCCCAGTAGCACTGGATGCCGCCGGAGGTCTGCCAGGGCGTGGTCTCGTCCTTCGGCACCGTCATGTTGTTGGAGCCGGTCTGCAGCTGGTCGCAGCGGGTCAGGAGGTTGTCCTCGCCCATGACCTTCTGCCAGATCTCGCGGCGGAACTCGGGGAACACCGCGAAGCCGCCATCGGCGCCGGTACCCTCGTTGCCGTAGGTCGTGGCCGCGTTGCGGAGGCGGTCGACGTGCTCGCCGTTGCCGCCGGTCGACGCGGCATGGACGGCGACGGCGAACTCGCCGAACGACTTGAAGCCACCGCGGCCGTCGTCCCGCTTCGGCGCCGCAGGGGTGCTGGGCCGGTTGGCAGGCGCGCGGTCGGAAGTGGTGTCCGGCGCGGTCTTGCGACCCGGGCCCTTGTTCATCGACATGCGCGCAGCAATGCGCTTGTCGATCTTTTCGAGTTCGGCCTGGATCGCGGGGGCGCGGTCGCAGTCGTCGTCGGTTTCGTCCTCGGCGTCGAAGCGCGCCTTGATCTCGGCGGCTTCGGCGAGCAGTTCATCGCGCTTGGCGTTCAGCTCTTCGAGAATGTCGCCGGCCGCCATCATGACGATGACGCCGGCCGGACGCAGGCCAGTGCTGGCCAGGAGGGCGGCCTTATGGGACATGGGGATAGGCTCCATCTGAGGGATGCGGCGTCGTCTCGACGCTGCGGAGGCCTTGCCCAAGGGCCGGTTCAGGGCGCCCGGCCGAGGCCGGGATAGGATGCGGCCGAAGCCGGAATTCATTCAGGACGCGCGGGGCGCGGCATCAACGGCTCATTCCGCCGACGCCGCGCTGATCCGACGCGATTGCGGCGCTTGCCGCATATGACCGGATCGTTCGTCGGAGCGCCGCTTGGTGTGCCTGGATCCGCGCGATACCCACCGGAGGCCGAACGTCGGGCCGGCTACTGGCCCTTGCGGGCGGCGCCACCGGCCGGCGCCATCTCGATCAGCGCAGTGCGTCGATACGATCGAGCGCGGCGCGGGCCGCGGCGCGGCCAGGCATTAGATCGCGCGGCAGATTGCGGAAGGTGGCGGCGCCGGTCACCAGCGCGGCGACGCGCTTGTTCTCGACCAGGACGTCGGCGAAACCCTTGTCGATGCAGTCGCGGCCGCTCATCCAGGTCTCGTCGTTCATCATCGTCGTGATCTCGGCGCGGGCGCATTTCTTGCCGGTGCGCGCGGCGTAGATGTCGCCGATCGAGGTCGAGACGCTGTCAAGCAGGTTCGCGGCGTCGCGCATTTTCGCGGCGTCGCCGACGGCGATCGACCATGCGTTATGGATCATCATCCAGGCGCCTTCGCCGATGCGGATCTCGTCGCCGGCCATCGCCAGGAATGAGGCCGCTGACGCGGCGAGGCCGTCGACGTGGACGATGACGCGGGCCTGGTGCTGGGTCAGGTTCGAGTACATCGCCTGGGCGTCGAACACGTCGCCGCCCTCGGAATTGATGTGCAGGTGGATGGTGTCGACCGCGCCAAGGGCCTTGAGGTCCTTGTTGAACTGGGCGGCGCTGATCGCCTCGTCCCACCAGGACGAGCCGATGACGCCGTAGAGGTCGATACGCGCTTCTTTGGCCTTCGCGGTGACGCGATAGGTAGACGGCAGGCGTGACGGCGGCAGCTTGTGGTCGGCGGACGACATCATCGGCCGGCCCGCCGGCATATGCGGATGGCGCATGAAACTCTCCATCTCAGGGATGCAACGGCTCAAGGCGCGAAAGATCAGTCCAGGCTCAGGACGCGGATCGCGGTGCCATCGGCCAACACGAAATCGCGCATCCGAAGCGACGCCAGATCGTCGGCCGTCAGGTTGGCGGCGCGATACTCGCCGATGTCGACGACGATGCCGGGGGCGCCGTCGTTGCCGCGGTCGCCGCGGTCACCTTTCGGGCCGGCGGCACCAGGCGGGCCGGGCGGCCCCTGTTCGCCGCGGTCACCCTTGGGGCCGGGCTTGCCGGGCTCACCGCGGACACCGGGCAGACCCTGCTCTCCGCGTTCGCCACGCTCGCCTTGCGGGCCGATGAGACCAGGTTCACCACGATCTCCGGCCTCGCCCTTTTCGCCACGCTCGCCACGCAGGCCCTGGGGCCCGGTTTCGCCCTGCAGGCCACGCTCGCCTTGCGGTCCAGTTGCACCAGGGGTGCCGGGCAGTCCGTCGCGGCCAGGGGCGCCCTGCTCGCCTCGGGGGCCGGGCTCACCACGCTCACCGCGCGGACCGATTTCGCCGGAATCGCCCTTGGCGCCCTGCGGGCCGATTTCGCCGCGCTCGCCCTGTTTCCCTTCGGGGCCGACGGCACCCTGTGGGCCGGGATCGCCGCGATCACCCTTCATGCCTTGCGGACCCTGGACGCCGGGCGGCCCGGGAATGCCTGGCTCTCCAGCAACACCCTGCGGACCGACACCGCCATCTGCGCCGGCGGGGCCGGCAGCGCCGGCGGGGCCGACGTCACCTCGGTCGCCCTTCTCGCCGCGCGGGCCGGGAAGACCGATAGGGCCAGCGTCACCCTGCGGACCGCGCTCACCGGGATCGCCCTTTGCGCCCTGGGGTCCGATATCGCCCGGGTCGCCCTTGATTCCTTGGGGGCCGATATCGCCTCGATCACCCTTAGCGCCGGGTGCGCCTGGTGCGCCATCGGCGCCGGTCTCGCCGCGTTGCCCCTGCGGACCGACAGGACCAGCCATGCCGTCGCGGCCGGGCGCGCCGTCACGACCGTCGCGCGGCAGCGGACGGGCCTCGATGTCATCGATCCGGCGCAGCGCGGCGTCGAGGATGCGGGCCAGGCGCGCAATCAGGGTCGGGCCCTTCTTCGGCTGGCCGGCGCTGCGGTTCTGGACGTTCATTCGGCGGCAACCATCTGCAGGCGCGCCTCCATTGCGGAGACGAACAGCGCGGCGACGGGATCGTCCTCGCCGTCATCTTCGGTGTCGTCCTCGGCATCGGGCGGCGTCGTGCTGGGCGACGGCGGCGCCTCTTGCTCGGCCTCCGGCTGCTCGCCGACCATCTCGAGCGTCGTCATGTTGCCCTCGATGATGTACTTGTCGGCACCGTCACAATCCATCGGGCCGATGTCCTCGATCTCGCGCCATTCCTCGGCATTGATGATGCCGTTGCGGCGCATGACCTGCAGGCCGTCCTGGCGGGCCTTGAAGTCGCCGCGAAGCATCCCCTTGAGGTCCAGCTTGACGAAGTAGTAGCCGCGATAGGTGCCGAACAGCTTGCGGTTGGCCTCTTCCTCGAAGCGCACCGCCCACGGCGCCAGGGCATCCTGCACGACCTCGATGGACTGGTTTTCGATGTTGGAGAACGTGGCCCGCAACAGGTGCTGCACCTTGTGCGGCGGGACGCCGAACCAGCGGCAGATCTGCTCGACCTGGAACTGCAGGGTGTCGATGAACTGGGCCTCGTCGGGGTCGACGCTGACCTTCGTGAATTTCTTGCCGCCGTCGAGAAACGCGACCTTGTTGCCCTTCTTCGGGCCCTTGTGGATCTGTTCCATCTCAGCGCGCATGCGCTTGATGGCGTTGGCATCGGCCTTGCCCGGCAACTCGACGATGCCGGCCGGGTGCATGCCTTCGCCGAAGAACGCGGCGCCGAACAGTTCAGCAGCCTTCGCCCAGCCGATAGTGTCCGCCGCCAACTCGATTACGGAGACGCCGACGGGGCCGTCGCCGAAGCCGCGGAGGTGGAACATATCCGACGGTTCGAGATCGACCTGGCCCGAGGCGCCGTTGTTGACGCGGTAGAACAGTTCGCCGGTCTCGCGGTCGCGGCGAACATCGACACGCGACGGATGGATCGGATGCAGGTAGACGACGCGGTTCGCGAAGTCGCGCTCGATCTCGGCGTAACCGTTACCCCAGAGTAGCGCCCAGGCAATCATGGTCTCGCGGAACTGGAACGCGCCGTATTCGGGTGACGCCTCCCAGCCCAGCACCCAGGCGACGCTATGGTTCGGGCGCCGCTCGCTACCGCGCCGGGTCGTCTGCATGACGTGGACCGGCAGCTGCGCGATCGACTGCGACAGATAGCGGACACAGGCCCAGACCGTGGCCGATTTCAGTGCCGTATCGGGCGTGACGACGACGCCGGCCGTGGTCCGCGGCGAATACGGATGGCGGGTGTATGGGTCGTTGCTTTCGCGGGTCCGCTGCAGGTTCAGGAACCCAAGGAGACTGTCGAGGATGGACATCCTAGTCTCCCTGCAGATCCTGCCATTCGTGGAACAGCGCCAGATGCTTGGCGTGGTCGTGGTGACCGGGGTCGGCCAGGATCGCCGGATCCCAGGTTTCCGGTTCGGCGCCCGCGGCACCGCGGCCGAAGGCCGCGTTGTAGGCGGCCTCGTCGTCGTAGATCGAACCGCCCTGCGGCTCCGGATTCCGCATCATGCCGAAGCAGCAATTGAACATCGCCATCGCGGGATCGATCTTGGCGTCGCCCGCGGTCTGCTTCGTCGCCCGGATCGCAGTCGCCGTCGGCTCGATCTTCAGATTGCCGACGCACCAGGCGCCCAGGGCGGACCCGCAATGCAGCAACGTCCCGTTCGCCAGCTTCCGTTCGCAGGTCTTGATCGAGTTCATCAGGGCGAAGCCCTGCGGGACGCCGAGCAGCAACCCGTTCTCCAGCGTGATCTCGATTTCGGCCAGGGCTTCGACCATCTCGCCGAGTCCTGCAGGATCGACACAAACCGCGCCGAGCAGGCCCGCATCCTTGATGCGTCGGATCACGGCGACGATATCGACGACGTCGCCGAGATCGTCAGAGACGATGGTCAGCTCCTCGGCCTTCTGGAAGTCCCGCAGTTTCGTGACGATCTTAGGCCGGCGGTCCAGCACGATCTCGTGGCACCAGGCCCGCAACCAGACCAACCATTGCCGGGTCTCGCGATGCCGACCCATGACGGCGACGCCGTAGAGGTCATCGAGACCACCACCATCGAGGCCGACGACGACGACATCGCAGACCGCGAGGATGTGGTCGAGCGTGATTTTCGGGTCGGCCTGGCGCTGCCAGAATTCGGCGCCGGGCCACCGGTTTCCACGCAGGCCCATGCCGATCTCGACATTGAGGTGCTTGGCAAGGAACCCGGCGCGGCTCGATCCGCCGGCGCGGTCGGCTTCGACGAACTTCCTTTCGATGTATTCCTCGTCGACCGAGGCCCCGAGATTCGGGTTGGTGATGAACCAAGTCTTGCGGTCGCGCCATGCCTCGGCGTCCAGCATCTTCTGCGGGTACTCGTAGAGGATGCCGAGACTGCGAGGGTCGGCGATCTCGCCGTCGCGCACCGACCGGAAATAGTCCAGTTTCTGCTTGAAGACGCCGTCCGGCGCCTCGTCCGACTGCGTCGTGGCGTAGATCACGAAGCCCTCGGGCCGGGATGCCAGGCCGCCAGTCACCTCGCGGAACATATCCTCTGCGCCGGCCCGCTTGCCGAACAGCCATAGCTCGTCGATGAAGATGCCCGACGCCTTCTTGCCGCCAACGGTCTCGCTATCGGCCGCAATCACCTTCAGTGTCGAGCCGTTCCGCGTATCGGTGATGGTCCGAAAGTTCGGTTGGACCCGCAGAAATCCCTCGGCCTCGACCCACATCTCAGGATCGGCCCGCACCATGTCGGCGGCCGGGCCGAACGAGTTGTTTGCGATCTCGATGGTCGGCGCGACGATCAGGAATTCGGCGGAATCGCGCCAGTTCTGGGTGAGCGCCGTCAGCATGATCGACGCCGCGGTGCCGGACTTCCAATTCTTCTTGCTGACCAGCAGCATGTACTCGGCGATGAGGCGCCGCCCGGTCTCCGTGTCATAGGAGCCGAACAGTGTCCGCGGCAGATCGAAGACCCAGGGCCTGCAGACATCGCCAATCGCCGGGCGGCCGGCCATGTCCACGATCTTGAGGTCGCGATAGACCGCCATCGCGGCTTCCGCAGCCTCGGGGAATAGCGGATCGAACGGGACCAGCGACCGGCCTTCGGTGATCCGCTTTTCCCAGTCCAGGCAGGCGGTCGACCAAGTCGGCTTAGTCATTGCTCACGGCGAGCTGGGGTTTTGACCCAGGCGGCGGGGGTGGCGCGAACTTCGACGACAGCGGTTTCTTGCCGCCCTTGCCGGTGTCGGGCTTCTGTTCGGCCAGTTTCGGCGCCTGGAACGGCATCAGGGCGATGGCGAGGCGGACTTTGTCGGTGATGTCGACGTCCGGGTTGTTGATCGCGTCCATCGCGAACTCGATCGCTGTGGCGAATTTCTTTGGTGAGGCCGCTTGCGGCGATGACGGGGTGGTGCTGGGCAGCGGCGGCAGCGTCGTCTCGACTGTCTTGCGAGGCTTCGCCGCGGCCTTCCTGGTCGCCTTCGCAGGCGTCGCGACCTTCGGCTTGGAGCGCGCGCCTTTCGGTCGACCGGCGCCGGGCCTGAAGCCACCGCGAGCCATTGGAAAACCTCGACTTTTTCGATTTCAGCGGCGGGGCAGGCAAAATCAAAAGCCAGCCCCTCAAATCAAAGGGGGTCGTCGATTGTGCGGATGAGGCGTCTGCGGTATCCGGGGCCGATCGGCGCAGGGATCCGACCCCCCCCTACCCGTACCGCTGCGCCATCCGCCTCGCCCGCTCCGCCGCCGTCTTCCGGCTGTGGCAGGACCCGCACCGCAGCAAGACGTTGCGCTCGTCCAAGGGCGCGCCACCGTCCCGCAGCTCCTTGATGTGATCGCCGAAGATCCGCCCGCCGGCGCCGCGATCAGGCTTCCGACAGTCCGGATCCTCGCAGCGGCGTCCGCGCTGAGCGATCAGCCGGGCGACCAGCGCGCGCCAGGCCGGGGACAGATAGAACGGGTCGGCCTCCTTGGCCGGGGGCGGTGCCGTGCGGTATTCCGCCGGCCGGATCAGCGAGGCGGCTGTCTTGATGCGCGCCATCAGCCCGAGCCGGATTGCAGGTGGCCCTGCTGGGCAGCCTCGGGCGCGACCTGTTCGGCCGCCCATTGCTTAAACACACGCTCGACGCAGGGCATGCACGCCATGCCCTCGCCGAGGTCCAGCAGCGGTTGACCGGCGAGAATATCGTCATCGCACATCGCGCACTTGGGTTGGTCGGCCATGCCCAGCTACCTCTAGAACGCAAAACGCCCGCCGCGGAGTGACCGGGCGGGCGTGAAATTCTGGGCGCAATTGTGGCCCCAGGAGAAAGCACCATATTTTGTGGCGCCTGTCAACAGGCTGAATAGACGTTGCGTTGCGCCGAGAAGCGGGGCGAGGCGTCGAGACGCGTAGCGACACGAAGCGTTGCGTTACGACGGCATCAGCCTGTCACATCCCACGATGATCCGCCAGCGCATCCAGCGCGACCCTGATATCCTCGGCCGACCACCGCTGCAGGTTGTCCTCCATCACCAGGGCCCGCAGCAACTTGCTGTTGCCGGCCTCAATCATGGTGTCGCGCCAGCACCGCCGATTCCAGGTCAGCGCCTCGTCGGCCTCGTCGCTCATCTCGCCGCGCCCGGTCGCCCGGCCATAGGCGCAGATCGTCGCAGTGTCGAAGCCGCACTTATCCCAGAGATTGAGCAGCCAGGTGCCGGCCTCGTGGCGGCGACGGGCCGCCTCGCCGTCCTGTTCCTTCTCGCTACGCAGCAGCCCGGCCTCAAACATGCGATCTATGGCATGGGCCGCGCGCTGCGCCACGGTGCGCATCTCGGTCCGGCCCGTCTTCGGGTCCGCTTCCAGGGTGGTGACCATCTTCGCCCGATCCTTCAGTTCCCGCTCGGCCGTGCCGATGTCGGTCTGCCCCATGTCCAGCCCCAAGGCCATCGCCTTGGCCTTGGCCTCGGCAAGCCTGGCGGCCTCGATCCGCTCCAGCCGCTCGATCGAACTGTCGAGACCGACGCCGCCGGCATCACGCTGTCGCCGCATCGCGATCAGCACCGGGTCGGTCGGTGGCGGCACGAAGGCCGCGGCGCGCTTCGCTCGTTTCCCCATCTCAACCCCCGATCCTGCTGATCATCGCCCATCATCCTCAACCACCGCCCGCAGCCGGGCGACATCATCCGCAGTCGCTATGCCGCCCAGCAAAGCAATGCCGACGGCGATGCGCGCGGCATTGATTGCTTGCTCGCGGCGGCCGCGCAGGGCTTCGCATTCGGCCTCCCACGCCGCTATGCGATAGTTCCAATTCGTCAAATAGATGGCGCGCCGCCTAGCGCTTTTCTTTGTCTCGTCGCCATGCGGCCGGCCCAGCAGCCGCTCTAACCATGTCGGCGCCCCGACCTCACTCAGCGGCGGATCATAAAGCGGCGGCGACCTATGCGCCCAAGCCGCGGGGTCGATCGCCTTGGCGACAGCCAGGACTATCGGGTCTTGGGTGGTATCGGTCATATCACGCACCCTCCATGAGAATTCGTTCCAGCGGGTCGAGCGACCGCAGATCGACGGACCTATCCCACCACCAGTACGGCCGGACCGGCTCGCCGGTATCGACGAAGAATGCCGCCCCAAGCGGGTCGTAGTATCTGAACTCGCCGATCGGCCCCGGCCGCATGAACGGGAACGGCCGGCGCGGGCTGGAGAGCCTGGGCCTGATCAGGCACATCGCGTTCATCCGCGCCCAGACGCGATCCCACACGCTGTCGCCGATGATCCGGGCCAGCGACGCTCGCGGCCGCGTGAGATAGGTCGTCGACAGCAGCGCCGGGTTCATCGCATCTGCTCCTGGGCCATCTCATGTTGCGCGGCGAGGCGATACCAGCGGGTCCGGGCCTGGTAGCCCGCGATTTCTTCGTCGGTGATGCAGTCGTAATAGAGTGCGACCACGACCCAAGCTTGCGCATTGGCAAACAGCCACGCCTGCACGTTGGTGCCAGAGCCGGCGGCATGGCCGGCTGATACTTGGGCCAGCGCAGGCATCATCGCCCCATCTCCACATCCTCAATAAACCGCCGCATCCGCCCCTCGTCCCGCTCCGTCCACCCGACCCGCCCATCCGCCGCCTCCAGCCGGGCGATGACGTCGCCGCGATAGGTCAGGGTCCGGATGTTGGTGTCGATGCCGCGGACCGGGGCCTTACTGACCTCGACGGTGACGCGGTCGATCAGCCTGGCCAGCAGGGCGGCGGTGCGAGTGCTGGACAGGCCGGCGCGGAGGATCGAGACCGCGGCATCGGGCTGGCTGCGGGTGTCGGTGAGGCCGTCGCTCATGGCTCAAGATCCTCGTCGAAGGTGTCCAGTGCCGCCTCTTCCAGGTCGCGCAGCCGGCGCTGCTCGACCACGCAGCGGAGATGGCTGCAGAATGGCCCATGGACCTCATGCGGGCCGGCATCGGTCGGCCACGTGAAGAACCAGCCGGATTGCTCGGTCGGGGCGGCGGCGATGCGGTAGAAGGGGGTGGTCATGGGGTTAGCCCTCTATGGGCTCGAATTCAGTTTTGAACGATTCATCGCTGAGAACTTTGATCTCCTCGTCCCTGAGAATAAGCCAACTGCCGGGCGGTACCACTAGTGTCGGCCCGGTGGTTCTCAGGTACATTTCGCCTGATCTGCGAATGTCTGCATCTCCAAGCCTTTTCATGAGCCAGACGGGAATCTGATACAGAATCGGGTCGGCGCTCCATTGAAACGCCTCAACAACCACGGGGACTACGGGGCGCTTGCGGTACTTCATGTGTCTATGCTCCTGTGGGGTTGGTGGTCACGGAAACCGTGCCACGCAGATGAACGCCGCGACGCATGCGGCGAATACCAGAACCCAGAAAAGTGGATCGGTCGGCAGTTCGATCAGGCCGGTTGCAACGGCGAAGGTCACGGCGCCCTCCGAATGCAGGACAGCAGGACGCCGGTTGCCGCGTAGCCGTACTTGACGGGCTCAACCATCTGACGGACCTGATGCGCCCCAAGCTCGCAGGTCTCGCGGTCGGGAAAATCGATCGTGGTGATCGCCTTGCCGGCCGCCACGTTGGACCCGCCGCCGTTCAGCAGGATGATGATCAGGATCCAGGGGCTCATGCCACGAACTCCGCCAGCCGATCGAACGACACCCGAAACCCGGCCGCGTTGCGATGCCCGCCGCCGCCGTACTGCTTGGCGATCTCGGCGACATCGAGACCGTCGTCGGTCGAGCGCAGCGAGAAGGTGCGGCCTGTCGGCGTGTCCCAATAGCAGGCGGCGAACGGCTGGCCTTGGGCCATCAGGTTGCCGGCATCGCTGGTCAGCGTGTACGGCAGGTTCGCGGCCGGCACGACGTGGCCGCCGATGCGCATGCGCCGCTGCAGCACGCCGACCAGTTCGGCGATGTCCTTGTGGTGCTTGCGCTCGATGGCGACGCCGTCGGCGGCAAGCTTGGCGGGCGCCATGCTCATCAGCGCATCCCAGGTGTCGAAGTCGTAGGGAAAGCTGAACACCGCAGCCTGGATTTCGCGGGTCAGCGGCAGCGCGAAGCGCCCGAGGTCTCGATCCTCAACGTGATCGATCAGCGCGGGCCTGACGCCGTCGGGGAAGAAGAAATCCCAGGCCAGGCCGGCCCCGCTGCGGTCCATGTCGAACAGCGCATAGAGCGGAGCGCAGTTGTTCTCCCGCGCACAAGCCGACATGGCGTCAGGGTTGTATCCGGCGGTGACGTCGCGATAGCCCCAGTCGGCAGGTGCTGGGCCGACCTGCCCGTAGGAAACCGGCAGCGGCAGCCCGGCAAGATCCTCGGCCGCCGTCTTGTGGTGGTCCAGCAGCAGCACGAAGCGTGCTTGCTCCGCCATCGCGATCAGCACGTCACGCTTGTAGCTGAAATCCACCAGGATCACGTCGCAGCCCGTCACGTCGGGCGGCGCCTCGCCGTAGACGCCGGGGTGAAACGCTACAGGCTCCGTGTCAAAGAACCGGCGAACAACCCAGGCGGCCGTGAATCCGTCGGCGCAATTGGCGTGGTAGATGCAGATGGTCTTTGACATCGGGGTCTCCAGGTAGACGCCGGCCGCCTCTCGACGGCCGGCATGGTCGTTTCAGGTCAGGCGATGGCTTCGAGCCGGTCGGCGATGTGCTCCAGGCGGTCGGCCTCGATGCGCAACTCGGCCAACTTGTCGCCGATGCGGCCGAGACTGCCGCCGGGCGAAGCCGACGCCGGACAGGTCGCGATCGCCACCGGCGCGCCGGGACCGGCGAGACGCTGGATGGCCTCGTTGATGCGGCAGACGTGGCGCGTGATGTTGACCGTCGCGACGTCCAGCATTTCGAGCAGCCTGTCGGCCTGCTTGGCGCCCTTGACGGCATCGACCGTATCGTTGCGAGAAACGGAGAACTGGTTCATTTCAAGCCTCATCGGTTTGGGGTTGGTACGCACGCACTGAAAAAGAAGCCCGTAGGCGGCCGTCAGCCGCTCGCCGCTACCACGGGCCGGAAAATGTCGAGATGGGCATCAGGCGGCCCGTCCTGCCCGTCCAGCGGCTCGATATCGGTCACCGGGACGGCGAGCATGCCTTGCATCGCGTCACCGGCCCGGCGGGTCCATTCGATCATCACGAGGCCGTCGGCGAGACGCAGGCCGCCGGGATGGCCGTCGTCACGGCGTATCGGGACGAGCTTGCAGATCCGGCGGCTGGGGAGGTGGCGGTAGAGCGTGGTCATGCTGCTGCTCCGGGTTCATCGACCAGGCCGGCAGCCTCGCACTGCCGCATGATCTCGTTTTGCTGCCGGCGGAACTCGGCCTCGATCTGCGCGTCGGATTTCGGCTTCGCCTGGGCCAGCGTCGACCGGACCGTGGCGTTGGCGGCCGCCGCACGCTTCTCGGCCCCGGCTGCCCAGCGGGCGGCACGGTCGGCCTCATCGCGCTCCCGGCGGGCCCGCTCCCGCTGCGCCATCGCCACAGCGTTCCGCGCCCGGCGCCAGTCCAGCATCGCGGGGTGCTTGTCGCACTGCGCAACGAACTCCCCGACGGTCGGCGCCCTTGCGAACGTCTGGCGCTTGATGATCTGCCCGGCAGCCCAGCGGACGACGCCGGCCGGATACGGGTTCAGGGCGCGCTGGTAGAGCCCTTGGGCCTGGCCGTCCGTCGGCATCGGCAGCACCGAGGCGACGGCATCCAGGGCGACGATGACCTCGCCCATGGCGGCCGGCACCAGGGCCGCATCG